CTTCATACACAGTTTGAACTGCGCGTTCTAGAGCTTGTTGGCGTAGATTTAATTCGAGCATAATATTGCGCGCTGCTTGGTCTACGGCTTGTTGTTGTGCTGCGTCCATTTGTTTCTCCTTATTTGGTTGGTTTGCGGACTGATACTGATACTTCGGACATGGAGTTTAACCCGAATGGGACAAGCCCTGGATTTTCCTCCAAGAACATCGCCATATTCTTTTGCGCAATTCGCTTTTCAAATAAGTCCAGCGCATCATGCTCAATTGCAAACGTCTTGAACGAATCCCAGTCGTCTGTGTAATAGCGTGTTTTTTGTGACAGGATGATTGTGCCTTCATCTGTTTTTACAGATTGAAGACCGAGCGCCACCATTTGATCTTTCATGGCGTTCTTAATTTCTTCCTGTTGTGCTTTCAGTTCTTCAAGCTTGGACTCGTACTCTGTCGTAAGCTCGTTGGTTCTTGCGTATATCTTGCGATATACCTTTGCTAGTTTATCTAGCGGAATGACTTCGTCTGACATACTTCCTCCTTTGTCAACAATTATACATCAATGCGGGCAACTGTACAACCCAATAGTGGGTTTTTAAATTTCGCCAATCTCCTCTTTATATAGGTTGAGAAGAATGTCGTGCCCTTCAACGCGCTTTTCTAATTGCGCAAACATCCGTTTTTCTATGTCACTACCTTGTAAGTGTATCACAGTTACATTTGTACCAGTCTGACCAATACGATCTGCTCGTGCAATACATTGTAGGTAGGTTTCTACAGACATAACGGGGCCGTAAAACACTACTGTATCCGCCGCTGTAAGCGTTACCCCATGCGATGCTGACTGGGGCTGGATAACTAAAATACGGGGGTTAGGCTCGGTCTGAAAGCGTTTAAATATATCTGTACGCTTGTTAACTGATACGTCCCCGTGGATAACCTCCGCACCTATGTTGTGCTTAAGTAAGTGCTGGTGGATGGTTTCGATACTGTGCCTAAATGGTGCAAAGACAATCACCTTTCTGTTGGTTTCTTCCAACACTTCTAGAAGAACATTTAAGCGGGGCGCGCAATCAAATTCTACAACCTCATGGGCATCTGTGTAAGCAGCGCCAGCTGATATTTGTAGAAGCTTTGATACGCCAGCCGCGGCATTAACCGCAGTAATGGTTTCCCCTGATGCTTGCATGACCATGCGTTCTTTAAGCAACTTATAGTACTTGACTTGCTGTGGGGTAAGTGGTATCTCCCGTGTCTCAGTAAGTACCGGTGGTAAGTCCGTACACTCTTCTTTAGTAAATCTAATGGCTGGCTGCAAAGCATTGAATACCGCCTCAGCCGCTCCACTTTTAGGAACCCATTTGAATTGGGTAAGCTTCTTCATAACTTTGTCACGCCATGCAGTAGCAAACTTAGGTACATTGGTTGGGTTAACAAGCTTGGCTAAACCATACGCATCCATAGGTGACTGAGCAGAAGGCGTACCAGTCATCATCCACAACATTGAGTCGGGGCGTACGATTTTGTTTAGCGACTTCCAACGCTTAGTACCAGCATTCTTATAAGCATTCGCTTCATCTACTATGATCAAGTCAAACCGCCCGTCCAGTGCAACCTCATCGGCAATTAAGTTTAAGCCATCGTAGTTAACAATAACAAACTCGTAATCGCCTTGAACCATTTCGATACGTCGACTAGCTTGAGCATGGTGCGCCACAATTGCAGATCGGTTGATTATGCTGTTAGATATGCCATTCATCCAAGCGTCGTGCATGATTGATAAGGGGCACAGAATTAAACAACGCCTAACCTTTTTAAGTCGCATCAAGTAGTCTGCCGCCCATAAAGCGCTTAGCGTCTTACCAGTCCCTGGGTCATTAAATACAAATGCCTTGGGGTTCAAGGTTAAGAATGATGCGGTTTCAATCTGATGAGCAAATGGTTTGTGTCTCCCAGGCCAGTCATACCTAGCCGTAATGGGCGAAGTTATATCTTTAACACCTAAATTTCGCAATACTCTTGTTTCATCTAAACCCCAAAATACTGCCATTTCATACACACCGTTTTGCTCACCAACTACTTTACTGCGGGGTATGATACTGTACTTATCGGGGTCTCTAGTCCTGAATACTAGAGCTTTGTTCTCTATGATTTGCATCATCGTTTCCTTCGTTTGTAGTTATCATTTATCTTGTGCCTTTCTTAGTATTGCTCTAGCAAATGCAATGTTTTGTTCACCTGTGTCAGTTTCCATTCCACTCCAAATTTCAATTATTTCCTCATCTGTTAATGTCTTTGCTAGCGGTTTAAATCCAGCCAAATCAAAAGAACACTCCAATGTTTGATTGGGTTTATATGTTTTCAATGCCTCTATTTCAGCTTGTTGCTGGCGAACAAAGTCTGCATACTGCTGAAATGGTTTGCCTTTCCCATCGCCCTGTATCCAATAAATGTTTTCCAACTCATCAGCTACTTGTTTTGCATTCATTCGCTTGCCTTTCTTAGTATTGCTCTAGCAATTTCAATAAACCAATTATCTGCATCCTTATCATCAAACTCTTTCCAAATTTCTAATATTTCCTCATCTGTTAGTGTCTTTGCTGGATGGGTATAGAGTGGAATAAGGTCATCTACAGGAAAGAAGCTGTTTTTGTCAAAGTAATTACCTTTACCATCTGTCCACGCTACTGGTTCATTGTTCATTTTTTGCCCCTTACTAACTCATCAATTAGCCTTAACTCAGCTTTCAACGCTTCTATTTCAGCTTGTTGCTGTTTATGTTGCATTTCTAATATCGCAATTCTGTCACGCTGTGCAACATGGCGCAGTTCGTACTTGGTCAGCTTTTCTTGTTGCTGGCGTAGCATGGTGGCTGCTTGTTCTCTTGTGCCGCCTTCCCAATGACCTTGCTCTAATTTATCAGCTAGTTCATTTGCGTTCATTTCTGCTCCTTCGATTACGCTTGCACCGCTATCTACTACTACCGTAGGCGTTGTGTGGCTCATGGCATGAGCTCCTTAGGTGGTCTGTCGTCACCCTCGGGGTAAGTTTTTGCATACAAAATAAGCATACGAATGTTACACATTACATGGGCTAGGTGGGGCAGGTTTGACTCAGGATCAATCTCTTCACCTCGTTGCCAAGCGGACAAGTGTCGCATAGCGCAAGCATACGGAACAGACCAAGGCATTCCTTTAGCCCAGTTCCAAGCGTTGTATTTTTTAGTTCCATACTCCCATACACGCGCTTCATCTTCAAGGGTGCTAAGTGGTATTAAACTAAAGTCCGCTTTACCGCTGTTGTATCTTGCACCTGAACCTTTTTCTGTGCTGTTGATATCACCGATACCTTCTATCGGAGTTGCTGTAAATGAACCATCTTTCTGTCTTACTACCATAACTGTATCGTCTGAGAACCAAGCATAGCCTGATCCTGCTCCTTCGTTTGGCATCATTCCTCCTATTTAATTGAGCCGTCTGACTTTCTTGCAAAACTTCTATTGGCACTAGCGCTCTTTGCTTTAAGATTACTGCGTACCGTTTTACCGCCTTTACTCAATGGCTTAGTATGGTCTACATCCTTGCCATCACCTTTACTTACTACGCCTTCACGCTCAAGCATACGTCTAGCTTTGTTGCGTTGGGCGCGCTTCTTTTTTACTTTCTCTGTGCCATCGTAGTTTTCATACTCGGCTTTGTAATCTCTTTTGTAAACCATATCTATTCCTTAGTGCTTAGGGTGAAACTCACAACTCTTTACGGGACACCATCCGCATAGCGGGGTGCTGTTTGGATTCCATACGTCATTAGAGTAGCTAGCAGCGAGCTTTGCAACCCGTTCCCTATATCTCCACCAATGAAAGTCAACATCCTCAAGCATCATTTTATGCTTAACTGCGCTACCTTTCACTACAAATAGTAGAGCCGAATTAACTTGCCGTATGTGGGGGAAGTGAGCAAACACCATCAAGGACATCAGGATTAGCTGGTCACGGTCGGGGTACTTGTCGTTGCCAGTCTTATAGTCAATGACCCAAGCTTTCAAGCCATCGTCATCAATAATAAGTAAGTCGGCAATACCGCGCACCCAAACATCGTCCGCTTTAAAGTCACATGGGGAAAGATTTTCCCTTAGCCCCATTTCATACTCAGCTAGTTTGCGTCCTGTCTTTTTAAGTAAGCTATCCAGTATAGGTTTCATGAACTCGTGCTCAGGTGGCAAAGGTTTACCGTCCCTGATATAAAACTCTGCTGATTCATGAACTTGTTTACCGTAGAT